CCCGGGGCTATTACGCCCCTAGCTAAAACATTTAGCTAGTCCAAGGCTCCCCTAAAACGGGGAAACCCACCTAGGTTTGATGTAGGCGATCCTAGGACGCCCAGCACGTTTCAAGTGCTCCGCATCAAACACGGGTTCAACGCCGCGCTTGAGGAAGTACTTGAGCAAGGCACCCTCGCCATCGAGATGGTCTCTCGGCGACTTGGATGACATCACATACGCCTTAACCAAAGGCGCATGTAGATGCTCACATTCCCTCTCGGGGGAGTACCCCAAGAAAGACCAGCGACCTAGCGCTTGAGATGTTGGTAGAACACACGGAAAGTACGGAAGTATCTTCCCGATTAGTTCATCCAAATATCTCACTGTAACCCAGCAACCAGCTTGGTAAAGCTGATTACGAAAGGAGACAAGCGAGACGACCTCAGCAACTTGCTGCCGTCGGTTAGGAACAATACGCCGAACCTTGACAATACTAACGTCATGGCCTTCGTAATACTCCTTCCCACAAGACTCCCTGAACCTTCCGGTCCAGAATGACTTGTGAGCACCAACTCGAGCACCAAAGTGTTCAAGGTAGTGCACGACGGTATGCACATAGTCTACGGGGACAATAATGTCGTCTCCATAGACACGCACAGCTCCAACAAGGGGTATCAAATCCTTGTGGGAGGTAAACCGGTGTCCTTGCTCTTTCTCTATGGCGAGGCAAATGATGGTAAAGAAAACCATCGCCTCGACAGGGAAACAAAGAGCAGAACCCATAGACGCGAACTTGGAAAGGGAAATGATTCCATTCCCAGGAACAGAAGCCCGTTCAGACCGACATGCGAAGACAGCCTCATGAGTAAGAGGGTGCCTCGCCAGAAGGCGATGAACGAGCTCAGAAGAGACCCTATCGGAAGCCTCACTCAGATCGAGTGTGGCGAGGGAACCAGTATTGGAACCCTCTTGAGCCAGCTGCTGGTTAGGCACCTGGGACTCACTTCCTATAAACTCATCCACAATACAGCTGGATGTAGCTCGAGTAATACTCTCGAGGAGACCTTGCTGCACATACTGCAGCGAAGCCGGCTCGATTGCTATTACCCGGGGGCCCTTCTGCGTCTTAGGTACCGAGACAACCCGAGAGGGCATCTCAGTACCAGGTTCTCGGAAGTCAACATCGTCATAACAGCCATCAATAAAACGACTGTTGTTGTAGAGAAAGTCTCCAACATGGAAGACTTTCTCAAGACGATCGGTCCAGTAGCGATTGAGATACTTACCATTACTAGTAAGTCTCTCAGCAGTCGCGCCCGGGCCGTGCTTCGGAACGATATTTCCATCATAGATATCCCTATCTACTTTGGAAAATAGCGGACCGAAGAGAACACCCGCCATTCGTTCAAAATCGGAGTAATCCGACTCGAACAGAAGAGCGGCATTCTCTTTGACTTCCGTATCACATTGGACATAGTCCCTCATAGCCTTGCGCTCCCTCTCGGGGGAGCAGGGTAGAAGAATCTTGCCAAAGATCAAAGTCAATTGTCTTATGGCATAAATTGCTTCTATTGAGGGATAATCCAAAAGGACACCAGTACCAGAATCAAACACAGCCTGAGTGAAACCTCTCAAAAATGAGGGGAGACACGAGCCAACCTTCTTAAATGAGGGAAAAGCTCCGTCAGGAACCATTCCTTCATCGAGGCAAGACTGGAAGTCTTGCCCGAAGGATGGAAGGGTTATCGTAAGAAACGATAGCCCCTCGTGTTTGGTTCGAACCTGGACGGTTTTAACGTCCAAGGTGGTGCTAGTGCTACATCTACTCGCCATTTCACCGGCGAGTACACTCCAGAGTGATATCAGGCTTTTCATAAATTCTCCTAATAGAGATATTTATCCTTAGCCTGCCACACTGATGGGAGATGTTCCTAGTTAAGAATAATTAGGAACATCAGGCCAAAAGCCGCTCCAGCTCCCGCAATCATGCCAAGCACGATTAGCAAGGCAATGAATTGCGATGAGCTGGTTGCGTGATTATAGTCGTAATGACCTTTCTCGCGCAACGCTACCTCCTCTCAAATAGATCAGGTTTGGAGCTAAGTAATAATACTTAGTTCCCACACGCCATGAAGGCGAGTGCGCGGAGTTGTGTCCGTTTAGGACTCACCCCCGAGGACCTTTTCTGTGAGAGCATACGTTGAAGCTGATAGGAGGCCTACAAGGCCTTCCACCATTTTCTTCGCTTCCGCTACTGTGAAACCAGCGACAGGACGATCTATCACCAGATAAACACTGGTGGAGATGTACTGTTTTTTGGTTTCTTCGTAGGGGTTGGTAGCGAGCTTCTTTACGTCGATCCGCACGAGATGACGGTACCTTTCCGACCCTGTCTGCGTCGTTGACACAGATAGAGTCGTTAGGCCGTCAGCAGTGGTGTACACAGACTTATAGTCCCCCGATGAAACTCGAGGGGCCGTAACTTCTGTGCCCGCTGCTTCTTTGAATTTCTGCGGGTCGGTCAGTGACACAAGCACACTCCTTATACTGTGGCATAAGCCACGTTGGTGTTAGCAATGAATTTTGCTACAGCAACCTGGTAATTCCAAGTGCTGCAGTTATGGCAAGTTGGGTCGGAGACAAACCTTCCCAACCAATACCAAATCCAAAGGGAGATGCGGGTGAGCGCTTCTTGGTGACTATTTCATAGCCACAAGAAGAAGATCCAGTAGGCTGAGATTCAACCTTGAATCCATTCCATCGAGGAACAACGATGGAATTCTGCTCGACTTTTATGATTTCCCGAGTTTCTTCCATCAGGAAACCATACCGCATCACAAGACCGGCTGATCCGAACGTGGTCACGTTATTAATAACACGACCAGCGTTTGAGAACCAATCGACGGCCCAACTCCAGGGTGTCAGCTCCCAAAGTACAGAGGGAGTCAAAGTGAGTCCGAATAGCTTTTGGGCATCGCTGCCATAAGCTTCGGCCTTATTCCAGGAAGTTGTGGAAGAAGGAAGGGCATAAGTAAAACAGCCCTCAAACCACTTTCTAGTCTCAACAATCCTAGAGACCTGACGTTCACCCTTGAGCAGTGGCGAAACAAGGTACGGCGACACGTTTGTGATACCCCCGATATATGGGGTAGCACCCACCTGCACCGCACCATTCGTCACTGAACGATCCAATGGGAAATCGAACCGCCTCCGAACATTACTACCTTCATCCTTATGATATTGTTTAAGTATCATAGAATGAAAATGCGCGGCGTCCCTTACAGCTGATACTTCGCTGCGAAGGGGCTCCCACGCAAATTGGTAGTTCAAATACTCGGAACCGAGAGACTTCAAGTACTCGGTCTTGGCTTTCCAAAGCTGGATCCCAGGGAGAGAGGGAACTCCCTCCCGAAAGGATTCAGCTAGTGAAGTACCAAGGTTGGCGGCTGGATTGACAGGATTGCAGAGTGAGATTGCTGTAGCTCCATCTTTTTCCAAATCTTTAATAGGAATTTTTCTATTTCCGACTTGGGGATTGGAGTTGCCTACAGTACCCATCTCTGCAGAGGATGGCATATATGGATAGACCGGACCGTCAAACACTTCCACAGTGGAAGGAGTGGCAGTCTTGTTACACATATTGCTAATGTAACTCGGATTTACAAAAGGAGTTACACGGCTCGTGAAAAACGGGCCGCCTCCATCGAAATGACCTTTTCTACGGTCAAATCGATGAGATTCCGAAACAGTCAACTGTTTCCCTCTACCCGCAGTATCAATAGTTCTTTCATCCGGAAGGCCGGTTTGACCCGGTTTGTGAAAATTCCGGAATGAGAGAGCGAGAGGTAAAGACCTTTCGCGGATACCATCGGATAGAGACATTGGGGAGTTACCCTTCATGTAATCAGATTACTCTGATAGTGGACAAAATGCACTGCATAGCAGCTACAACAGTATTGCTACTGTTAGGCTGCGTGCCCCGCAGACAATGCGGG